GCGCAATGCTCGCCCCAAGCCAACACGACGACCGCGAACGGTTTGTGGTTCTGCGATATCTCCGGCCTCCAGCGCGTCGAAGTCATTTTCAATCCCTACAGCTCGGGCAGCGCGATCGTGACGATGGTCGCGTCGGGCAATTCCAGCATGGCTCGCGCGGCCACGAGTAGCAGCGGTGGCGGTGGCGGCAGTGGCACGGTCACCTCCGTCGGCGTCTCCATGCCGGCCGAATTCACGGTCAGCGGTTCACCCGTCACCACCTCCGGCACCTTTGCCGTTTCCAAAGCGACGGAGACCGCGAACACCGTCTTCGCCGGACCGGTCTCGGGAGGTGCGGTCGCCCCAAGCTTTCGCACCCTGGTGGCGGCGGACATTCCGACCGGCGGATCGAATGGCGACATTCAGTGCAAGACGGCCTCCGGGCTAGCCGCCTGCGATTCGGTCGCGGGTGAGTTCGCGTACAACAACAGCACCAAAGTCCTCACCCTTCCTTCGCTCAACATCACCACGCCAGGCCCGCTCACGATGGCGGAAGGGACCGCGCCCTCTGGTGTGACCAGTTCGGATGTCCTCTGGGCCGATAGCACCGCGCATCGTTGGAAAGTCAACGACAACAACGGGGGCGCCGTTCAGCTCGTCAACTCAGGCGTCGACATCAATGCGTCCGACCAAGTCACCGTCACCCACTTGGCCGCCGCGTTACCGGTGGCACAGGGCGGCACGGCCCTCGCCTCTGGCACGTCGGGCGGAATCCTCGGCTATACGGCGTCAGGCACACTCGCGAGTTCTGGCGCACTCGGCGCGAATCAAGTCGTCCTTGGGGGCGGCGCGGGTGCGACCCCGACAGTCGCGGCCTCAGACAGCACGACGACGCACGCGTTCTTTGCCACGGCAGGAGCGCCGGCGTTTCGCGCGATCGTTGGATCAGATGTTCCGGCGATCAATCTCGCTGCGAGCGGCAATGGGGGCGTCTCGGGCAATCTCCCAGTCACCAATCTGAACTCAGGGACCAGCGCGTCGTCGTCGACGTTCTGGCGCGGGGACGCCACGTGGGCGACTCCAACAGCATCGGTCGCGCCTCTGGTGCCGGCCGATGGCAATGCGAACACGGTGGCGCAGCGGAATGGAACGAATTCCCAGACGTTCTATCTCTACAACACGTTCACCGATGTCAATAACTACGAACGCTTAGGAATTCTCTTTTCTTCCAACAACGTCAAATTTCAGCAACAGAACAACGGGACCGGGTCGGCCCGGACCATGTCGTTCTACACGAACAATAACATTGAGGCCGTTCGCATTTCCGCATCGGCGAGCGGGAGCGGGACTGGCCCTGAAGTGTTCGCTGGCATCGGTGACAGTTCGAATGCGTGGGGGCAAGGGAAGGTTCTCCTTGGCGGGAATGGGACCGTTTCAGCGACGAGCGGGACGAGCTACACCACGATGGTGCAGGAGGCCGCGAATCCGTCCACCTCCTCGACACTGGTCTTTGTCCCCCTGTTCGCGACGACCACTATCAACTATGCGGGTGGTGGATCGGGCCACTATGAAGCCATCAAGGCGAGCGTGACCGAGACCGCTCTCCCGACGGGGCTCAACTATCTGATCAGAACTTCTGCGGGCTCCGCCGGGACCACGGATAAATTCGCGGTAGACAATGCCGGTCAGATTTATGCCGCGGCTGGCGGCTCCGCGTCCGGCGTTGCGCCTGGTGCGACGTTGGGGAAATTGCAGATCGTCTGTGGCACCGGCGCCGGCTCCGCCAAGCTCATCATGTTCGCCGGCACGAGTACGACGCCGGTCACCGTCATCGACAACGTGGGCAGCGGCGTGACCGGCTGTTAGCTGGATGCGGCCTCAGATGCTTCTCGCCCTCCTTGTCATTTCGCAATCCCTCAGCATTGGCGGCGGTTCGCCCGTCTCAGTCCGTCAGCCCTTTGAAGTCAACATCACGGATAAAGGGGCCAAGTGCGACGGCGCGACGGATGATTCTGGAGCCATCCAGTCGGCCATCAATGCGGTGGCTGCGGGGGGCCTGGTGGTTATCCCGGCGCACACCTGCGCATTCGCCACGACCTTAGTCTTCGGTGATGCGACCGACGGACTCCAAACGACCACCTATATCGGACTTCGCGGCGCTGGCCCCGTGGCCTCACGCCTGCTTTGGACCGGGTCCACGTCCAGTCCTGCCGTGAAGATGGTCCGCAACAAGTACTTTTACGTAGCGGACGTGCAGATTGCGAACAATGGCGTTAGGGGCACGTCGATCGGGCTGTTAGAGGGCGGCTACGGGGGCGTCGGCACGGAAACGGTCGGCGGCCTCTTTGAGCATGTGCTGATCACCGGCTTCCACGTGGATTTACAAGCTGGCGATTCGAGCAACAGCGCGGCAGCCTCCGATAACGAATACCACTATATCGAGCTGGACAATGCCGACACCGGCTATCTGCAAGCGGTCGGCAACGATTTTAACCACCTCTTTTTCGATCTGAATCTTGGTTCGAATGCCACCGGCGTCGAAATCGGCAACGGAAATTTCCTGGTGGTCGGCGGGTCCACCTTCGGCAACACCACGGTCGACTATAACCTCCACAGCAACAATCCCGTCACGGTTCGTGGTATTCGCGGAGAAGTCGCCACCCGATTCATCACGGCGAGCAGCCCGCTGGTGCATGTCGTCGATTGCGTGCTCGATGACCTGACGAGCTCCCATCAAATCATTCTGGCCTCCACCACGAACCAACTGATCGTGGAAGGTTCGACCTTCAATGGGAGCGGCCAAATTGCCGTCACGACGACGCCACCCAGATATGTCCGTTTGGTCGGCAACGACATTGGCGGCACGCCGGATGCGATCTCGCCCTTGACCGTGGTGCAAGCGGGAGGCGGGGGCACCTTTCAAGTGGTCTTTGAGAACAATGTCAGCCTCACGCAGAGCATCATCTTTCCCGATACGGTGGGCCTCTACTCGATGGCGAATCCGGTCACCTACTTTCCGCGCTTCTTGACGCCGCATCCGGTGAGCTACTCCGGACTCCCAACCTGCTCAGCGATCTCGAAGGGACTGCCTGGCTTTATTACCGATGCCAACACCACGACGTTTCTCGCGCAGGCGGGCGGTGGTGGATCGGGGGCGGTCCCGGTGATCTGTGATGGCTCGAATTGGAAGATTGGCGGATGAGAACCGATGTGGACGACAGGACGGGAGTCGCATGATGCGCGCCGTGATCCTGACGCTCGTCGTCTCGTTCTCGGTTCTTTCTGTGCATGCGCAGGCACCTGTCCTCTCCGATCTGTCGAACCTGCGGCTTGAGAACCACGTGCTCAAGGTGCAGCTGCTCGAACAGCAACGACGTGCCTTGCAACGCGAAGAGGCCGACCTTGAAGAAACGTTTCGGGTCGAGCTCCACGCCTCGAAAGACGCCAAGTTCGATTGGGGCGTGCGGCAGTTCGCGGAACCGAAGGTCGATCCACCGCCGACTAACGCGGAGGGCAGAAAATGACTCGCGCGAGATTCGTCGCGGTGATCATCGTCGTGCTGCTTGCAGCAGGCCTCACGATTGCCGACCAGCAGCATCCGGTCTTCATTACGCAAGCGAATCAGACGACTGACACGTCGTCTCTGGTCTGGACCGGTACCGTCCCTGGGTTTGATCATCCAGTCGCCATCACGTTCGAGGCGGATCGCGCGGATCTCTTGAAGCAGTACGACCGTCTCTGCTATCGCGAAAAGTGTCTGTCGATAAATCGTGTCCTCGACCTCATTGAGAGCGATGGGACGGCCGGGCCGTGAGCGTCACCCGCGCGACCGTGCGCGCTGCCGCGAAGTCGATCATTCAGGACAGCGTCCCGAATCTCGGCACCGGGCTCCCGTTCCTGTTGAACGATCCCTTCGACTACAACAGCGCGGTGGCGATTGCCCTCCGGACGTTCGAAGGCGACGTGGCCAACAATCGCATCGTCCACTACGTCATGCCGGCGACGGTGTTCCGCTTCGTGCTGTTCGGGACGGGCGCGATCCTCCCGCCGCCGCCTCCGCCGTTGCCGGTGCTCACCGTGAACGGCGCGACGGGCTCGACCGCCTACAGCTACCGCGTGGCCGCTCGGAACAGTGCTGGCCAGGGGCTCTGGAGCGACGCCATTCAGATCACGAACGGCAACGCCGCGCTCAGCGGCTCGAACTTCAATGCCCTGTTGTGGGTCGCCATTCCCGGCGCCGCGAGTTACGACGTGTTCGGCCGGCTCGCCGGCCAGGAGCTCCTGCTCCACAACGTCTCGACCACGGCGTACAACGATACCGGCGCCGACACGCCCAGCGGGGCCCTCGGCCTCGCGGGCCACGATGCCTGGATCTACGACGCGACCGAACTCAACCAGGTGTGGATGCCGTACTTCGCGGGCATCAGTCCTGGCATCGCCGTGCAAGGTCAGTCCCCGGTCGATGAGAACGAGTGGCGCATCATCACCGAACCGGGACCGATCGTGATGCTGGAATTCGAGAACGTGTCCTCCACGATCGGGCAGACGCTGCGGCTCGAGTTCTCGCGACCCCATGTCGTCGACGAAGATAGCGCCGCCTATACGTCGATTACCCCGAAGTACATCGAAGCGTTCGAAACGTTGGTGGCGGCGGTACTGCTTCGGATGGCCGCGAACCGGTACCTCCAGAACGCGGGCTCCACGGGGTTACCGTCCGACGTCGTCGACCGCAAGAGCCAAAGCGACCAAGCGGCGAGTCGCGCGAAAGATCTCATGCTCCTGTACAAAGACCTGGTCGGCGCCGGCGAGCCGCGGGGCGCCGCCAGCGGCTTCAAGGACATGAACGTCCTGACGCAGCACAACCGCGGGTTCCTCTGGCACCCGACGAACATTCGATGAGCGATCTCACTGTCCCGACCGGCGCCCTCGACGACGTGGCCATCCGCGTGACGTTTCCGAACATCCCGCTGGTGACGAACACGGCCGAGCAGAATGCCGCGCTCGTGACCCGGATTCAAGCGAACGCGGCCTCCGTCGCGTTGCATCATCTCGCCGATCTGATTCTCCAAGTCGCCCCGAAAGACCAGGGCGCGTTGGGCGAGAGCTTCGGGTTCGATCCGGCGACCGAGGTCGGCGGGATCGAGCTGACAGGGCATTCCTTCGCGGAGGAAGAGGTCGTCGGCCGGATCTTCTCGACGTTGCCCCAAGCCGTGGTGCTCGAGGACGGCCGCGCGGCCGGGTCGTACGTCAACCGCGAAGGACTCGACGCGCTCGCGGCCTGGGCGGAGCGGAAGCTCGGTCTGTCGGCGGATCAAGCGGACCGCATCAAGTGGGCCCTGGCCACCGTCATCCGGCAGCGGGGCCTCGAAGGGCGACACTACGTCGAGCAGGCCCTCGACTTGGCGGAGCCCGGCTTCGAGGAGATCTTCGCGAACGCGGGGCAGGCGATTGCGGACGCCCTCGGAGCGGAGGGGTAATCGATGGCGACCCTCGATCCCAACGCCTGCCGCGCGGCGCTCGCCTCGCTGCTCTCCGGCATCACCGGGGTTGGCCGCGTCTATCCCCATCGCCGGCTCACGCGCGACGACCGGGAGATCGCCAATCTCTACGTGAGCACGACGGGCGTGATCAACGCGTGGATGATCTCGTTCAATTTCACCAACGCCGCCATCAACGAAAAGAAGATGGGGTTCAACGCCATCGGGACGCCCGGCGGCGGGACCGTCTACTCGACCTTCCAATTCCAACTGGAAGGCTATTACGGCGTCAACGACGCCACCGACACCGAAGAAACCTTTGCGAACTTGTGCTGGCTGATCGCGCAAACGCTGAACAGCTACGGCGGCTTGAGCGTGCCGGGGTTGGTGGAGATGCACCCCTGCCAGATCGCCCAAATTGGCTACGCCTGGATCGCGCGAAAGGTGTTCACGCACTACGCGAAGCTCACGATTGGCATGGCGGGACGGACGCAGTAACCGGAGGACAGCGATGGAGACACCCACGCACTACACCTTGACGCGGATCGCGCACCCGACGTGGTGCCCGGAGATCTTGGAAAGTTACCTCGATAGCGCCAGCGGTGAACTCTTTACCGGCGCGTACTTGAAGCATGCCGTCGGCGACAGCGAGGTCGTCTCCGCGCATGTGGCGAAGGTCGTGATGACCGATCCTGGACTGAAGCACCACTACACCTGTGAGCCGCCGTTCCAGGAACCGATCGTCGAACCGATGGCCGAACCTAAAGTGGAATCGGTCACCGAGGTCTCGTCCTCGAGCGTCCAGGAGGCGTTACCGAAGTAAGACACCCTGCTCCGATCGGCTGAAGCCCGCAAGGCTGATCCCGCTGGCTGGCACTCCAGCGGCCCTGCTCGGCAGAGCAGGGACTGCTGATCGACATCGGCCATGAAGACGCAGGCCGCTTCGTCTGTCTCGAGCCAGGCGCTCGAGGGAGAGGGAGCGGCCTGTTTGTCTTTGTGGCCCTCAGTGCTAGGAGCGAAAAACGACGATGGGCGTGATTGAAACGGGAATGCTCGAGCAGGTCTACGCGACGATTGAATCGTCGTACAACACCGCCATCACGGTGCCCGCGTCGACCGATGCGGTCCGGGCGCTGGAAGCCGAAGAGATGGCCCAGACCAACCGGAAGCCCTCGGGCGAAAAGCGGGGCACGCCCGACGAGTTCCAGAATCTCCCGAACCGCACGACGGCCAGCTGGAACATCCCGATGGGGATGTGGGAGCCGAGCGGGACGATTGGCACGCCCAGCTATTGGGGGCCGCTGATCAAAGGCTGCATGGGCGCCCAGCACACCATCGCCGGCGGGTTGGTGACCACGGTGGCCGTCTCGCCAGCGGCCACGGCGTCAGGCTGCACGCTGACGAGCGTGACGGGCCTCCAGGTCGGCGACTTGATTGTCTTCACGGTCGGCGGCCTGCGCGAAGTGACGCGCGTGCTGACGATTGTCTCCAGCGCCATCACCTACGACACCTTGAGCGCGGCCCCGGATACGCCCGGCGCCGCCGTCGCCGGCGTCACCTATTCGATGGCGAGTTTGCTGACGGGCGAGTCGTTCACCATCACGAAGTTCTACAACGCGGCGGCGCATCAGGAGTACGTGTCGGGCGCAATCGTCGACAAGATGATTGCCCAGTTCGACGGCACGAAGCCCGTGATGATTCAGTTCAGCGGCGCCGCCGCGTTCCATGGCCGGAGCGGGATCACGAAGCCCGGGGCGTTCACGACGGCGGGCTCGCCGATCAACGGCGCGACCGGGCAATTGATGCTCGGCACCACAGCGTTCCTCATTCACAACCTCGAGGCCACGATCACGAACCAACTCGGGCTCCGCAACACCGAGATCGGCACGACGGTGGCCAGCGACTTCTTCCGCAGCAACTTCCGGAAGATTGCGCTGAAGCTCCAGTTCTACTTCGACGGCACCACGCCCCTGACCCACGCCGACGCGTTCACGCACGACGAGCTCCGCCTCGTGCTCGGGAGCACGAACGGCAAGATGCTCGCCTGCGTCATGCCGAACGTCGAGTGGGAGATCGGCAACATCCCGAAAGATCTCGGCCCGAAGATCATCACCGCGCAGGCAGTCGGCTTCGCCGGCGGGGGGAATGATTCGATCTATTTCGCCGAGTGCTGAGCGTTCGACGGGCCGCCACATCCGGCGGCCCATTTTCATGAGGAGGACTCGCCCCCATGGCCCATCGCATCCCGTTTCATCGCGAAGGCTTTACCCCCAAGACGATCCCTGGCAACGAGCAGAGTGATCTGCCCGTCCGATTCAAGCTCGACATGGCCGCGGGGCCCGACCACGCGCGGCTGAAGTCGATCCTCTTTGCCTGCCTCCAGACCGGCAATCCCAATCCGCGTGACTGGTCCGAGAACATGCAGGAGAGCGTCATCGCGGCCTTCCGGACCGGCGCGCAGGTCTTTGTCAACACCGTTCGCAGTATCACGAACCTCACGGCCCCGGTGGCGATGTGTCGCCTGGTCGGCATCGACGTGCCCAAGGACGCGGCCGACGAGGATGAGATCCCCATTCGCACCGGCGCGGAGTTCGCGCGCATCGCGCCCTACTGTCTCAGCCTCGCGCTCGAGATTGCCTTCGAGTTGCAGCAGCTGACGGTCAAGGGATCGATCGACACCCGTTTTTCCAAGCCGTCGTCTGGTTCGCCCGCTACGCCAGCGAGCCCGAGTGGCAGTGCGCCAGCTGCCCCGACGACCAGCGGCGGCGACGGAACTGCGGCAAGCGCGACGCCTCCGGGCACCCCCCCGCGACTCATGTAGCGATGGAGCTCGTGACGATTCGGCATCGGGCCCACGATGGCCGCGTCACCGAAACCCGGGACGCGGGCGGCGGCGTCTTCTATCCGCTGCCGGAGAAGAACGTCAAGATGCCCGTGTGGTTGTACGGGCCGGGGAAGTCGCGGGTGTTTTACAGCTGCCCTGTTTCAAGCATTCCTCAGGAGGTGACCGAGCTCTATTACCTCTGGACCGTCTGCCGCCTGACACAAACGTTGCCGCTCGCCGGCGGATTCCTCGATCAACCTGCGTTCGTCCAAGCCGGCTTCCCGATCTTCGCGGTCGAGTACGACCTGATGCAGCGCGCGACGCACCAGGCCTCCCCCTCACCGCCGACCTCCTGAGATGCCTCCTATCGGCAGTGGCGGCTCCTCGGCGGTTGAAGTTCTCCTGACGGCGCGGAATAACGCCCAGGGGGCCTTCGCCGAGTTCAGCAAGCAGGTCACGGACATTACAACGTCGCTCCTCCAGGCCGCCGAGGCGTCTGGGAGCTACAGCGCCTCACAAAAACCCGTTAGCGATGCCATCTTCACCACCATCGATGCGCACGGGCGGCTCCATGACGAACTGGGCCGCTACATTTCGACCGCCGGAGATGCGGCCGACGCCTCGAAGCGGGCCGGCGAGGCGCTGCAAGGGTGGGGCGACATCTTCTCCTCCGTGCTCCACACCTTCGAAGGGCGCGTCGTCGAGGCCTTCGCGATCCGCGATGCGTTGCGCGCGATCGAGAGTGCAGCGAAGGACGCCATCACTGCGTTCCCCGACATGGTCGCGGGCAGTATGGCGCTCGGCGACAAGATCTATGAACTAAGTCTCAAGACCGGGGCCTCGGTCGAAGGCCTCTCGGGCTTGCGCTACGTGGCCGATCAGACCGGTGTCAGCTTCGACACGATGACCGGCATGATCTCCCGACTCGAAAGCCAGCTCGGGACGACGGGTCCGAAAGCCGAGAAGCTCCAAGGCACACTGAACGCGCTCGGCCTCGACATGTTGACGTTGAAGAACGAGCGGCCCGATCAGGCCTTCATCGACATCATGTCGGCGCTCGAGCAAATTCCGAATCGGGCGGATCAGGCGGCGGCTGGGGTCGCGATTTTCGGCAAGGCCTTCAAGAATATCGCGGGGCTCGCGCAGGAGGACATTCAGGAACTACTCAACAAAGCTAAAGAC